TGTTGTCTTTCTTGTCGACAGACGTATCATTTCTAGAGCCAGAAGAGCCAGCGGCGGCTCCATCTTGACCAGCAGGTGCTTGGTAAACCGCGTTATTTCCAAATCCGGCGGCAAATAGTTGTTGAATATTCATTTTCAAGTTCTCCGTTGGTTAAAAATCAATTAAAGTCAGTCCTGAGTTGGAAGCTTCCCGCCTCCGTCCGCAGGGGTCATGCCGTCATTCTGTTGACCGATAACCCCAATTCTTTCAAATGCCTCGCTTGCGCTGCCCCACTTGTCAATCTCATTAAGAATTTTGTCTTTCAGTTCTTTTTTGATTTGCGGGAAAAGCTTTTCCAACAACGCTTTCATCTGTTCCTGACGCATCGTGGTTGGAGCTTCAATGACCTGCAATTGCTCGGCAATTTCAAACTCATTACTCAAGCTTCGGACATCGAATGTTTTGCTGTACGAAATCGCGCTTTCAATATCAGTGGTTGAATCTCCAAGATAAGCAGAGACGATTTTCAAAATTTTCTCTTCGACGCGCTCAAGCTGTTTCGCCTTGCTTGTGAGCAGTGCGTTAACGCGCTCAAAATCGTACGCCTTTGCGACGCCAGAGCTGTTGTCGATTCCGACAGCGTTATCCTGCTTGGTACGCTCACCCGCGAGTCCTACGCTGTGATAAATCTCGTTAATGATCTGCTTGATCGCTGTGATAATCAGCTCGGCCTGTTTCGGATCGGGCGAAATGTAAGCAGGGCCAGTTCCAGCTTCGCCGTCGTATGTGAAGATTCGTCTGGTTCCCATTTCAATCATCTTCTCAAACATATCATCGTCCGCAGTCAATGCTTGTGAAGGCAGTGCAAGTTGCGAGAACGTCTGATCTTGGATGATTGCATCCAGGTTAGACAGATAGTTCGCAACAGCACGGTCAAGATACGCAATGTCGTTAATCAGCGAAGGCGAGTTCCAAATCTCGTCCGACTCGATATGATCTGCCAGAATGACAGGAACCATATTCAAGTTGTGAGAAATTGGGTCATCGACTTTGAGAGTCGTTTTGCGCCCTTCCGTCTTTTCAGTAACCAGAATGCTGTCTGTTTTTGACCAAATGCGATAGCGGTAGTTCAAGTTTCCAGACGATTCAATAATGTCTTTATCATCACGGGCAACCTCGCGCAGCATAATCCACTCAAGATTTCCAAACTTGTCGAACGAATAATCCAATACGTGCTGCGGCTTAACAATGTACGAGTACGCTCTAATTCCAGCTTTTTTCTCATCTTCCACCGTTACAACGCCGTTGCCAGGCGTATTTGATGAATCAACAACGATTGCAATTCGTCCACAGATTGAGGTCTGTTTGGAAATGTCGCGAGAAAACTCATCCATATCCTTGCCCGACTTTGTGACATTCTTCACGAAATCTTTAAGCTTGGCCGACATGCTATCCGAGCGGTTGATTTTGGCTCTAAAGAGATATTTGTTTACCAAGTCCGTCACTTCTCTTGAATGGTTGAAGCGATAGCTGCGATCAATGCGATCTGCATACTCCTCTTCGCCCTCTTTGACGTACTTGAAAATGTTGCTCTCAAACCACTCACGCCCGCCGCGATATGTTTCCTGCATGAAAACCCAATGATTGACGTTTCCCTTGTAGTCTGGATGTCTTCGCTTGACTAGGGTTTTAAGGTCTTTCTGCGATAGGGTTTTGATTTTGCTTAAATCCATCTGTCTAAATTCCAATTAATATGTTTCTATTTTACCGTCTAAGTAAACATTGACTTACTTTTACAAAGAAATACCACCAATATCTATTCTTCTCAGCGGGTATTCGATGTCGATCAGGTAGCCAATTGCGTCCGTGATATGCTCTTTGTCCGCCCTCTTATCCACTTCTCGCGTTCCTGGCTTGTAGATTGTCTGCTCAAACGACTCGATCAAGTGTTTGCACTTGCGATCAATTTTCAGCACAACTTCGCCGTCTGCACTCTGCAACACTCGATTCACGGCGTTGATGCGATCTGCGATCAATGGGTGCTTTCTGCGATATTTGATTCGCGTAAAGCCTTTTGAACGGAAAATATCTAAATCCGATTCGCCTCGCGATGACTTCCGACTGCCCCCGGCTGGGTCTGGGTAAATCACAACTTGCTTTTTGTATCGCCAGTATCGACGCTCCAGCTCTTCGCACACTTCGATGGTGGACGAGTTGTGCAAGTAAATCTCATCAATAACATGCAAACTCCCGTCCGGCTGTGGCTGACAGATTGTTGCCGTCATCGGGTCAACGTTGAAATCCTGCCCAACCCAAATAGGCAGTTTTGGATTGAACGCACAGTTTCCAACATGAACGTCTCGATCAAACGCGTGATAGACCTGGCCAGTCATAACATCGAACGATGCAAGAAACTCTTGGCGGAACGAACTTTCGTCCATGTCCATCTTCGCCTGCTCGATTTCCGACTTCGGAATAAACGGTGACATGATTGTCGGAAACTGCCAGCTCTTCCACTGCATCAACTCCTGCATGCGTTCATCCTGGCCAAGCATGTAAACGTCATAGAGGTGATTGTAAGATTTTGGCGTTCCGATAAACAGCGCTTTACCCTGGGTCGATGCGAGCGTAGGGCGTAACGCCTCAGTCCATGCCTCTTTTTTGATGTCCTGAAATTCATCAAGCACTAGAAAATTAATCGCTACGCCTCGAAGCGTGTCCGGCTTATCTGCACCGCGCAGTCGAATGACTGAGCCATTTTTCAGCTCAATTTCAAGTCGTGTTTCATTCCACTTTCCTTTGATCCACGACTTAGGAAGCTCCTTAGTAAGCTCATTCCACATGATCTGGCGAGCCATTCCGTATGTTGGGGCCACATACCAGACTTCCTGATTCGGATGCTTGGCGGCATTGATGATCTCCGCAAGTGAGAGTTTCGTTTTCCCCCAGCGTCTGCCGGCAACCACAACTCGAAATCGAGATGGGTCATAAAAAACGATGGATTGCGCCAGATGCAATTTCATTAAGATTGCTCCCCGAACTCATGCATGTGCTCTTCAAACTTGCGGTTAAGCTCTTCGATATCCTCTGCGGTCATCACCTCAACAGAGAAAGTTTCCACATTCGGTTCTTCTTCTCTGCCCAAGTCTGCACCGGTTATCTTGTAGCGCTCCGCACGGATGCTCGCGTTAATCGCCTGGGCGATTTGAAGCGCTTTGAGATCAGGGGCGGCGGTGGAAATTGCTTTGCCGGACTTTACAGCATCCGCGATAATCTTGTTTGCGAGCTTGGAATACATCACATTGGTGCGATAGTGCTCCTCGTCCGTCTCTTTGATGCGCTCCGCGATCACATCCTTGTCGCCGGCAATCGTCATCTTGACTTCTTCAAGAGCTTCCTTCTTTGCCTTTTCAGTCATGACTCCTTTCTTGGCACCGAGGCTGCTCATCTTCTTGTAGAACGTATCAGCTTTGATGTCGAACTTTTCAAGCACGTCATCAATCTCAAGCGAGCCGATTTCCCAAGAAGCCGCAAGCTCACTCCAATCTGATTTTGTCGGCTTTCTTTTATCCACCGCCATCTTTACCTCTTAATTCTCAAAAAAGAGGGGAATTTCTACTCCGCAGGGTGATACGGCATTTTTCACAAATTATCATTAATATAAATCTAATAACTAAGTAATTATTAATTAAGAGTTATATATATAATGATAATCCTCTAAAAATGCCGTATATACCTAAACCTTTGATTTAGTTTAGAAATCCTCGGTATAGAACGTTTCCCTCGTTTTTAGTCTAAATACTCTTCGGATTCTTCAATCGTAAGTAAACTTTCACCTAGTTTCGAAAGCTGAATGATGCGGCGTCGTTTTCCGCGTCGATTCTCAAAACCACCTTTCTCGATCAACCCTTTCTTAATCAACGCGCGGAGCGAGAAGTGCAGACTATCTTTTGTCGTCTCATACGGCAGTCTGGAAAGAATCTGGTCTAAATCGACAGCTCTTCCGTCTGGGTTCTTTTTCAGAATCACGGTCAAAATGTGAATCTGCTTTGAAGTCAACTCCATTCCTAAATCCTTTCTGAGCGCCCTTTACGCTCGACTGCTATCTCGTTCTTCGTTTTCAATAAAAACGTCGTGTCGAGCATTTCAGTGCGTTTCAGACGCATTTTTTCCTTCTGTTTTATCTTCATCCGCGTATGTGTCTCCGACATACTCGAAACTGGCCGTCATTCGCTTCGTACTGGCACTTGCTTTGACGGAATCCATTCCGTTCTTGCCGACGGGCGGAACAATCCCAGGGCGACGTGTCATCACCCATTTTTCAGAGCGATTTCTGTGCGCGATCATTGCCGGGTGACTTGTTACGCTTGTGTATCGGAGGCCTGGCTGGTCGATGTAATGCTGCGCAACGGCTTCGGATAGACGATTGCCAAGTCCGAGTCCTTGATAGTCTGGCAATACGACTGTTCGATGACCCTTCCACATCCCTTTGACTTTTGGGTGCATGAAGTAAAGCGCTGCCGCAAAAGCAACAGGCTTATCGTCAATGAACGCAACGAAACAATGAGCCGATGTATTGATGTTGGCATCTAAATAATGATGTCCTTTAAAGATTCGCCACGCAGAGTGATGCACGCGTTCGACTCTAACTTTGATTTCTGGTCGCCGAAGTGACCCCCTCGTAACTTCGAATACGCCCGTGTCTACGTGATACACCCAGTCTGGCTCAAGCCATTCCAGAATGTCGTAGTGGCATCCGACAGCTACAAACTTCTTGCCCGTTTTGCGGACGTATTTTTGAACCGCATAGCTCGAAACTTTCGCGACAGTGCGATCAACAACCGATGTAAACTCATCGACAACAACCGGCTCTTCTCCGTCGCTTTCTAAGATCAAGCGTGCCATCTCCGCGCGGAACTTCTGCCCGTTGGAAAGCTTGTCAAACGGAAGTAGCCATGCGGGAGGGCTTGAAAATCCAACGTGCGATAGAGCGTCGGTAATCTCGCGAATAGAGAGGTCTTCCTTGAAGTCATCAAGCAGAGAATTGTCGTGCGACCATTCAAATCCGTTGTGATACGCATCCTCTCCGAAAATTTTCTTAGAGAGCGTTGTTTTGCCGGAGCCGGACGGCCCGACAATAACCCCAACTTGCCAATCGGGGATGTCCTCAAACGGCATGTCCACTTCCCATGTTTTTTCCATTTTGGATTCAACGGGAACATCAAACATGCCGGCAACTTTCGCTGTGCGGAAGCTTTCGTGATATTTGGATGAAACTGTGTGTGTCAGCTTAGGCATGTCTCGCTCCTATGCGCTTAAGATGCGGCACGTATGTCCGCGGCTTTTCATTTCCATATAGAGCTTTTCCTGTGCATCTTCACTGTCAAGTTCGACAACGACAGAATAGCCAGGGACGTAATCTTCACCTTCGGGCTTTGGGCGCTCGACCTTGACATCAATCTCCGAATCGTCGTTGCTCTCGTCATCAATGCCTTCCAGCATTGCGTTGATTTCGTCATCGTCATCCTCGGTTAGTCCAAAGTCGATCTCGCCTTCATCAAAGCCCAAGTCCGTCATGTCGATGTCGAACTCCGCAAGCTCAAGCAATTCGTTGCGAATCATATCGGTGTCGTATTCGCCAATCGCAACACGGTTGTCCGACAGACGCATTGCTTTAAGCTGCTCTGGGGTTTTTCCGCGAGTGACGTAAACTGGAACCTTTTCCAGCCCAATTTGCAGGGCGGCAAGTCGGCGGCCATGTCCGGCAACAATGACATTTTCTTCATCAACGATGATCGGATTGCCTTGCCAACCTTGTGTCTTGATGGCGTTGGCCAGCTTATCCACGCTCTCTTGAGAGTGGATTTTGGCGTTATTCTCGTAAGGGGTTAAGTCCTCTGGGGACATTAGTTCAATTTGCATTTCCATCAGATTTCCTCTGTCGTTCCTTCTGAGTGGTCGCCGCGTCCTTCGTCCGCTTTAACCTTCTCTGCTAAAATGTGCATAATCTCGTCGTCCGACATATTTGCGATTTTTTCTTGTACGTCGTCTGGAATCTTTTTCACTCCGCTGCTTAAGCGAATGCCGGCATCCTCAAAATCAACGCGATAAATAGACTTACCTGTGAACGGGTCTAAACTCGACGCGATCTGAATAGCGTCGGTTGAAGAAGAGCCTGCGAGCAATGCGCCCATTGCAAATGTAGCTCCTGACCCGATGGCAAACGGAACGTCCACTTCCATCATGTTTAGGGAGTCTTCCAGTAAAAAAGTTTTCCCTTCCGGCGTTATCCAAACGGCTGTTACATCGTCCAGACTTTCGGGGTCAACATTGTCAAGCGGTCGTCCGCTTGTGATAATGTTTGCGATGGTCATAATGTTCAGAGCGTGTCCTGCAAAGGCCCAAATCCCTTTACTGGTTCCCTCTTCCACCTGGTAGATTTTCTGCACTTCTCCGAGGAGAATGTGATCGCCGGTTGCTTGTGAATCGGACGCGATGGAGTTATAATCAATTGCAATAGTGGTCATGTTTTGCTTCCTAATAGCGAAATGATGGCGTTTCCGAATCGCAAAGCCTTGTCTTCGCTCAAGTCGTCATTTTCCAAAGCGATCTCTTCAAGCTTGTCGACAATCGCTCGAACATCGTTTTTGCCGACTTTGACGATAATGGTTCGCATACCGTCATCATCAGCTTCGTGCTCGTCATCAACTCCGCCAAGAGATTCCATGTCAAAATCATCGTCCTTGAACAATGCGGTCAAGTCCTCGTCCTTCATTGGGATGAAGCTCAACAGCTCGTGTTCGGAAATCTCGATGCTTTCCAGCAGCTCTTTCAGCGCTGTCGGATCGTCGTCGCCATAATTCGTGTTATCAACCAGTCCGATCTCTTTTGCCTTGTCATCGCCAACTCGCCCAAGATTCAAAATTGGGACTTCCATGTTGCGTTCACGCAGATAGTGATAGCGATGTTCGCCGCCGAGGATTTCAAACATGCCATCCTCAAGCTCGCGAACGATCACCGGTTTAAAAAGCCCAAGACGTTCGATTGAAGTCTCAAGCTTCATCTGATTGAAAGCATCAACCCGGTTTGGATTCCATCGGTTCGGGATGACTAAGTCATGATGGACGGTGATTAACTCCATAGACATTACTCGGCCATCTTGCATTGAGAATGCTTTTCGGAAGCATCAATTGCCTCGTGCAGTTTGTTTTCGGCATCTGTGAACATTTTTAAGGCAGCATTCATTGAGTGCTTAGACTTGTGTTTCGGCACTACGGTTTCCGCTTTCTTGACCCCAAATAGGGATTCCAACAGTCGTTTTACGGCATTCATCGTGTTCTCCTTCAAAATCGTTAAATTTTGCGTATAATTAATAAAAAATAAGTAAATGTTTACTTAGGCACTTTCGATTATACCGTCGAGATTCAAGTCTAAGATTTACGCAACGAAAGAGGTTTTTAACGTGATTACGATTGCAGTTGGAGTTATCAAAGCGAAGGTGGTAGGAGCCGATAGAGATGCAAAGCGCATCATTCTGACCGCTTTGAGCTATACCGACAGTACGCGACCAGGCGCAGCCGAATCTAAGTCAACTTTTTTTGACTTTAGAAGCGAAACGTTTGATGCCGGGTTCCTAGACTTGGTCTACAGAACTCTTGTTGGAAAAGGCTACAAAGTCCGAGTAGTGCGCAAAGAAGCTCCAAAACCGCTGGGGGATGAGCGACCTGTTTTCGACTCGTTCGGATACTCAGATGCGCGATACGACTATCAGCCGCTGACGGTCGACAAACTGATTAAGTTTAAACGCATGATCGCTCAGATCGCGACGGGCGGCGGGAAAAGTCGTGTCGCTCGCATGGCATTTGCGCGTATCAATCGCCCGACGCTGTTCTTAACGACGCGTCAGGTGTTGATGTATCAAATGAAAGAGGATTTTGAGGAGTGCGGTTTTGAAGTCGGTGTGATCGGCGACTCTAATTTGAAGCCAATCAAAGGGTTTAATGTCGCAACAATGCAGACGTTTGCTCACGGAATCAAGCTGCTTAATGTAAATGATGAGATTCAGCGATTCGTCAATCGTGAAGCTGATGCGCTCGATGTAAAGGTCGCCGCTTTTCGCAAAAAGCTTATCAAGGAGCACAAGGACATCAGCAAGGTTGAATTGGTTGCACGCTTGAAGAAGTACCGGAACGATTTGATTAAAAAGCAACCTTCCGAGGAGGAGATTGTCGCGTCGATGAAAGAAAAGGTCAACAAGCACAACAAGCGTCGCGAAACCTTTTTGAAACTGCTTGCGTATTTCCAGTTCGTAATCATTGAAGAAGCGCACGAGGCCGGAGGTGATTCGTTTTATGACGTTCTGAACGCCTGCAAAAACGCTCACTATCGACTTGCGCTAACCGCGACGCCGTTCATGCGTGACGATGAGGAAGCAAACATGCGTCTCATGGCAGTGTCCGGGCCAGTTACCGTCAAAGTGACGGAAAAGATGCTGATCGACAGCGGCATTCTGGCCAAACCCTACTTCAAGTTTGAGCGTGTCGAAAGCCCAAGCAAGTTGAGACGCGGAATGTCATGGCAAAAAGCATACAAAATGGGAATCATGGAAAGCGAAGATCGGAATGCGAAGATCATTCGAAACATGAGGATTGCGCAGCACTACAAGCTTCCAATCATCTGCTTGGTTCAGCGCAAAGAGCACGGTCGTGAATTGAAGAAGCTCGCAAGCGCGGTTGGCATCAGTATCGACTTCATTTTTGGTGAGTCAAAACACGAACAGCGCAAGAAAGCGCTCAACAGCCTAAAAAGCGGGGCTTATGATGGAATTATTGGCTCGACGATTTTAGATGTCGGTGTAGACGTTCCGGCTGTCGGGATGGTTATTCTGGCCGGCGGTGGGAAAGCGGAAGTTGCGACCCGTCAGCGTATCGGTCGCGGACTGCGCGCTAAAAAACACATGGCAAACGTCTGCTTTATCGTGGATTTCGTCGATAACGGCAACGACACGCTCATGCGTCACTATCTTGAGCGCCGGAGAATCATTGAGTCGACGCCGGGGTTTGCGGAAGGCGTTGTGGAGGATTTCGATTTTTCCGTTTTAAATGATGATGCCGTATCGAAGAAGAAGACGGCATAGATACAATTTTACGCAACAGATGATTCGCTCCCGTCGTTTGTGATTTCTTCCAGTAGCCACGGTTAGTAATAAACAGGGAGCACCTATTTCAAGTGCTAGAGCGTAGGCGCTTGCAACGAGTCAGCCGGACTATAACGGCAACAAATACGGCGCGTGGAGATCAGCAGAGGGGCAGCCCTCCGCGCCACTTTAATTGGGATGTAGCTCAGAGGTAGAGTAGCGGACTGTTAATCCGCCTGTCGCAGGTTCGATACCTGCCGTCCCAGCCATATTCGATGAAGCGGCCTAATTCTGGTCTGGACGGCGGTTCGACTCCGCCCAGCTCCACCAAAAGCCGATTGTGTAGGGATGATTCCCCCAAGTGTGAATCTAAGGCATGAAATGCCCGAAGCGTATCAATCGGTTTTTGATGGGGCTGCACTAGGTTTCGACAGGGTAGCGTATAGGGTCGCGGAGAATCGGTCAATGTGAAAGACCGCAAAGATTGAGTTTTGAACAGTTCTCAATCGAAGCAGCAAACTAAAGTAAATGCAAATGACAGCAATTACAACATGGCCGCAGCAGCTTGATCGTTGACTAAAGCCGGGGCTTTTATTGGGGATGTGCCTAGCAACAGAACCCCTCCAATTTGAAAGCACACTGTAGCACCTTTCCCCCAATAAGGCAGCTCATCAACTGCCGCAGTGTGCTTCCAAATTGGAACCTTTCAAAAGGATAGTCTCGTCAACTACCCCGCCCTTAAGGGCGAGGATTGCAAAGCCTAGTTGACCAGAGGGCTTGGTTTTTAACTAAGCAGAAGTGTGTAGCAGGTCGTTAAGACTTACCTTGGAATGCTTCCTGAGTTCCAAGCTCTAAAAAGTTTTAGCAATGCTGTGGTGAGGGTAAGCCACGAATGCTTTAACTGCATCGAAAGATGGAGCCGGTTACACACAACCTCGAAGGGAGATGTCTAACTCGATTAGACACGTTACTAGGCCCGTAAGGGTATTAACTTTTAAAAGGAAAATTGTTAAATGGCCGTTTTCGTACTGGACAGACACAATTGCGGCACATGATGCCGCCGAATATATGCAAAAGTCTGGCAAGGCAACACGCCATAAAGCACGCGTAATTGAATATGAGGTTGAAAGTTAAATAAAGGAATGAGTATTATGACACCGTGTGAAGAATTAGGTTATAAAGTCGGCGATAAGTTTGAGGTTTTAGCGGAACATGATAGTAGGTTTGCCGCAGGCGGAATCGTCGAGTTAATAAAGGATGACGGCTCGGAAATTCCTTTATGCGCTAATGACTCAGTAGCAGGGTACTGCCACCTAGAAGACTTAAAACCATTAAACCAACAGGAAGAACAACCAAACGATCAGGAAGACCGTATTTTTGATGCACAAGACACAATTGCGGCACATGATGCCGCCGAATATATGCAAAAGTCTGGCTTGGGGCATGCCGAAGCGCAAAGACGCATTAGTGATCTGAAGCGTGATGGATTGGTCGAATATAGTGAAAAGCTCGTGCGAGCGATCGAAGGACTTGCTGACAAAAATCCATCTCTTTGGGTGCGCAACATTAATGGCAGCGTGACGCTGGCGGCCTATCCTACTTCCGCCGGTCGCGTTGGGATGTACAAACTCAGCGTCACGCTGGAGTTTACCTGGACGGGCGTGCGTATCACTGTCGGGCGAAGCGACGATCCTGTCCACAATAAACGGCTAAAGCTCAAAAACCCGCTGCATCAATTACGACTATTGTGTGTCTATCTGAAAACTTCTCGCATGGCGGCAAAGCGCGAAAAAGACAATCGCAAGAAGAAAGACGGCATTTGGACGGAGTATATGGCCACCGCACTCCAAGACTTAGGGAATACGCTAAATGACCGCTAATGCAATCCTATTCGTTGCATCCTTTGCAATGGTGTTTCTCAAAGCAATTCAACAGCAGAACGTAGTAGGCGGGCATTACTATCTGGCTGCGATCACAAGCTTTATGTTAGCCGTCGCAGAAGTTTCGCTCGTCATCTCCGTTGTCGGCATCGGGTTCGAAGCGTTTGTGTACGTCGGGCTGGGCGGTGCTGTAGGGGTTATCGCGGCAATGTACATGCACTCTCGCATTATCAATGTCGTAAAGTTTTTTAACCGGTTCAAAAACAAGTAAATATTGAGTATTAATTATGAGCAAAGAAGTTACCCATATTACTTATGCCTTGAGTGCGGATGAGAAAGAGACATTAAAACGCTTGTCTAAGCGCATGTCCAATCTCGGCGGCGGAAAAATCACGACGACAGAAGCCATCCTGATGCTGGCAGACGAAGCAATGTCAAACGAAAGCTTAATGGACAAATTCGCAGATCGAGCGGCACGACTTGTCGAATCAAAGAAGATTCAGCGCAAATTGCGTAGCAAAGCCGCGAAGGGTGCTGCGTAATGTCGAGAATCGTCACGTTTGCAAGCGGCATGTATCATCCTTACTTACACTTTACGGTCGACTCGACTTCCTCATCTGCTTTGATGCTGGGAAGCGTCGAGAAAGCGCTTCTGAGCGTCGATGACGATATTGAGCAACATCGAGACGCTGAGACAATAAAAAGCGCGTTAAGAGTGCTTAGAGCGAACGCGAAGTTTTCTACGGAACGGATGCTGTGGACGATCAAGGGGTCGAAAATAGCAAGATGATTCACTAGGTAGGAATAAAATGCTCTGCTGACTTCAAGCAAGCCATCGTTGAGTTAGGAGAACGTGCCAGCAGAGCGGTGTAGCTCGATAAAAAGGACAAAAAACGAGCTACAGTTACATTATATCCATCAAAACAAGGCGCAACTGTAAGGTTAGCGAGAAATTTGCTCAAAATACGCTATTTGTCTGTTCCTGGCATCACATCCATCGCATCGAACATAACTATAAGGGAATGAGATCAGTCACACCCGGCGGCTAAGTATAAGGGAACGTCTAAAGGAAGGCGGCGGCCAAATATAAGGTTAACGTTAGGGAGAGGTGGCAGACAGGGTTGGCCCGACCCAATCATATATTAGCCTGTTCTAAGACATTGCTTTTTGAGAATGAGCCGCGAATGGAAAAAGGGAACACCTGTAGAAGGCGCTCCCTTTATTTTAACGCGTTTTAGTTTGCCTGTCTGTAATTTTCGATACGCTTGCCAATCATTTTTAACAGCAAGTGATATGCCTTAGAGTTGCGAATCAGCTTAATGCCTTTCTTGTCCACTTTTGCCAAATTCAACACGTTTAAAAGGTACTTGTCGTTGCCGAGTTTAGCAGTGATTGTTGTTTCATCGACAGCTAACGCATCTTTAAAGGCATATTGCACGCTGGTGTCTTCCGTTCGTGATAGCTTGTTAACAAGTGCACGAATCTCTTTATTTTGCATATACGTCTCTGACATAGGCTTAAATTCCCCTTTAGAGACTTCCTTTTGTTGAACGTGAAGCGCGACGAACAATGTCAGCATGTGTTTCGTTAACGCTTTGTCCGTCAAAATATTTTGCCCGACAGATTCCAATAAATTGAGCGTACGCATGAAAGATTTTTTATTGATTGCAATATATCCATCTTGAGAGCGAATCAAGTCTTTTGAAGTCATGTTTAGCGTTTGAAGCGCCTGGATAATTGACTTGCTTGCGAGCTTTTTGGAAACGTCTGCACGTTCCTTATCGTTGAACGACTTAAATGCTTTTTCATTCGATGTGATCAGCGCGTTTACTTCGATAGCATTGTCTGTTTTTTGAGTTTGAGTTGCGTTTTTCATTTTCGTATTTCCTTTAGTAGTTGATTTAAACAAAGTGAATTTCTCGCTTTGTTGAGTTCCATTATACAGAACATTAAATACACGTCAAGCAAATAAGTAGGGAAAAAGTAATAAATGTTTACTATTTATTTTTATCGAAAATTGATAACTGATAGAAAAAAACTATTGGATTTTTTGGCTCCTACCCTGTTTGGTTCGTGATGAGAGCTTGCCTCATTTGAGGGAGGCTGTGAACTGAGGCTTCTATCAAATGAGGCAAGCTTTCAAGTAGGAATCGTTTCAAAACCATCTGCTCATACCTCATGCAACCGACTGCCGTACACAAACTGCCAATTGAACGGGCAGCCGATGACCGATAGCCGATAGCGTCATGCAATTTGCTGCCGCACACAAAGTTAGGCTGCATCCTCCAAGTCTACTTGTGCGTTATGGGCGCGCACACGAACAGCATCTTCAAGCTGCGCAAGAGCCGAGTGGACGAATCCATCGCTGAATTCCAGCGCGTCCTCAACAGTGACATGCATCGGATTCTTTTCATCCAGGCGCACGATGAGCGCGAACATGTTAGAATCATCTTCCGGGTGCGTCCATAACATTCCGACGTAGCAAGCGCCTGCAACCCAGTGCGGAGTTTTTGTGTTCGTACGTTTCAGAAGCTTTTCAGCCTCCTGCATCGACTGGGCGTAAGACTCATACGGCATCGCTTCACAGTAATCGACTAAACCCAATCCTTCCACAATCTCTTTTACGTTCATCATCGTGTCCCTTTGTAATTGATTTCGTCGCGTTGCTGCGACTTGTGTGTATTATCTCGTCACACTCGCGGTCGAAACATCGGCTAGTTTCAGTTGCCGGACGTGGAAGGATTGGCTTGACAGGATGCTTTAGCACCGTCAAATGAGCACCTTGTCTGATAGACCGGCTTAGGCGGAATCAACCCAGACCGTCCTGTTGAAAAACCAAGGTTTCAAAGCAAGCGTCATAGAAGACCGTCAGGCGCTTTTCTGGTCAGATGATAGTGTCTGACCGTCCTGGTTTGATAAAACGTCGTGAAGATATGTATATGAGCCTTTCAGCGTCTATATAGGAGTTGATTGCCGTGCATTGTTTGCTGTGTGATAAAACCTTGGCTTAAATCCATGCAAAAAAGAACCCCTTAAAGAAAGGGGTTCTCGCTTCTCACAACTACATGGGAATTCTTAAACTTTCAGCGCCCAGCTCTTTACGAGTGCATCATTTGAAAATGCAGGCTTTCACGCTTCTCGTTTTCACGTTTGTAAGCACGCTTGGCTCGACGCTGACGGGCTGCTTCGATGCCGTCCTTGTGCGCTTGGCTCAACTCGCTTCCAAAGCGCACGCGAAACTTATCAATCGCGGCATTAATAACGTCAATCGGCGCTCCATCCGTGTGGACGGTCTGAATGGCCGGCGCATCGTCTTTCTTAGCAATCGCTTTGAGCGCAATGCTGTGGCCTTTCACTTTGATGATCTTTTCAACGATAGTGTTTGTGTTCGAACGGCTTGACTTTGACATAGCGTTTCTCCTTGAGCCTGCGTCAATGTGAATTGAGTTAAAAGCACTCGTTTTCGTGCTTGAGTGTATTATCTCGTCACAATCCAGGGGCAGCATGCGGCAAACGAAACTCACCTGCTCGCGTGTGCCACGACTTTTGCGCACCATCTTCCTGGCTTCACCTGCTGCGTGAATCACAAGATATTGTGGTCAGTCAAAACATATTCCGAGGTTTTGTTGTGACGTGCCACAAGATATTGTGGCTGTGGCTAAATCGTGCCGTGGTTTTGGTTAATTGCGGATGTGACCGTACATTGAGCCGGAAAGTGCAGCCTATAGGGAAAGTGAGCCGTTTTTCGAGCCGTGGTTAAAAGCAGATGCAAAAGACGACCGTACACAAAGTGGCAGCGGCGAGTCGGTCAAGTATAAGGTCATGGTCGGGCCGGGAAATTTTTTGGGGAACCACTTGGGTCAACCCCTCCTCCCTTACCCCCTTCTCCTTTACACTTCCTCCCTTACCACTGTCCTTCACC